ATGGCGCACGGGGATGTTTATAGTGCGCCTCATTCCGGAAGTGTGGCCGAGCGGTTGAAGGCACCGGTCTTGAAAACCGGCGACCCGAAAGGGTTCCAGAGTTCGAATCTCTGCGCTTCCGCCAGATTAAACAAGGGGTTACCGAAAGGTAGCCCCTTTGTTTTTATGGCGCTTAGAATACAGTTAGAATATCCACTTAGAATATTTTTCCCTCACATCCCTCCGTATTACATATTTTTTACAACGTCACTTACCCCACCTCAATTTTTTCTTTGGTATACTGGGCACATCATTTTGAAATGGAATAAGAGAATGCAAACTACCGGTTTCGCTTATGGGCACATTCATGATCTTTGCATCAATACAGTGCAGAGCGTGGCTGATGCTTTTGAATGGGGATTGGGTTATGGAAAACTTAAGCCCGGTGATTTGCAGCTTTTACAATCTGGCGCATTCGGTAAACTGTCTTGGGCTTGGGCTCTAAAAACTTACGGTGTCCCGGATAACCAAGAGATCGTTGATCTCTCAATGAGAATCCTTGGCCTTGATGCAACCTTTCCTGGTGGTGCGGCTCTGTGCCGTATAGATAAAAAAAGACGGCGTTTAGAGATTTGTATGGTCGAAAATTTTCTACGTGACCAAGATACTCCGCTGACCAAAAGGGTATGGCTTTCTACTTTAGTTTTTGCTCATACCTTAGCCAAGGCTACGAAGCATGATGAGATTTATGTCATGAACCCAGTAACTCAGTACCTACCTCTATACAGGAAGTTTGGTTTTTATGAGGATGTTACCTGCCCCCCAAATTTAAGTTCCTCGCTTGAAGAGATTGAAGAGGCTATACGCCGCGCCATGAGCGGGATGCTGTAATTTTTTCGGTAAGCCTTGCTATGCAAGGCATGTGCAATACGTCAAGAATACTTGATAAATACCCTGCAACCCTTATACTGCAAACAATCAGTTTACGGATCCGTAAACCTCACGATCTGTAACTCGCAAAATTTATGCATAAGGAACGCAATCATGAACAATCAAGAAGCTAAATTCGATGTGGTCGAAACGCTTGCTTTGATTGGGCAAGCAACTGCTTTCTGGCAAAGTCTCGATCCTAAGAAATTGGATGATATGTGTACTCCGGATATGGATAACACCGGTGAGCCGAGAACCGAACAGGCAGCGTAAGCGGTATTGCTTACGAACTGGCCCGCTTTGAGCGGGCTTTTTTGTGGACAAAATCTAGGAGTTTCCCGCCAAAAGTGGCGCGTCCAACGTCGGCGTCACCTTCACTTTTCGATCATATACCAGCACCTGACTCTCGGTTTTGTGACCGGAGAATAGCTGCTTGTCACGGCTCGATCCCTTATAGTCAGAAATCGACTTCGCTTTGATATCGTGGAAAGTGCATCCGAACGGCACACCTGCTTTTTGCTCAGCGGATTTCTTGGCTTTATCCCACCACTTGTTAATCGTCCTGCCCGTTACCTTTTCACCGTTAGAGTTAGTGATGACGTATTTTCCATTCTCGCCCAAGGTATTTCTTGCGAGCTGAAACGCTGACCGGAGGCGAGGAGACCACTCCTTGATCTGCTTGGTCCCGGTTTTGTTCTGCTCGATAAAAAGACCTGCGTCCATAACATCGCCCCAGACCATCTCCAGAACGTCCCCCTGGCGAGCTGCGCAAAGGTATGAAACCTCCATCGCCACGCGCAGCGCCGGGATTGCCTCTTCATAGATCGCGGCGTACTGCTCATCACTGATGTAGACGGTGCGCGGCTTCGAGGTGAATTTCCGCACCCCTTTGCACGGGTTCCCCTTCGCGTACCCTCGTTCAAATCCCCAGCCATACACCCGGCTCAGGCTTGCCATTTCATGGTTCGCCTGTGTTTTACTCTCAAGCCCTCTTTTATCCATGAAGATCCTGATTTGTTCTGTCTTAACGCTGTCAGCCCGCATTTTTCCAAACACCCCCAGCAGCGCCCGCTGGTGCTGCCGGTAGTCTTTCTGAGTGCGCGGCGCCAGTTCGGTGAACACCGGACTTTCGAGAAACAGGTTCCAGAGCTTGGCAACGGTCATCTCGTTATGCTGCTTGGCCTTGATCGCTTCGTACTTTGCCCACAGCGTGGACATGCTGGTACCGGAGATCGGTGCCAGGGTGATGCAGGTCTGGCTGTCCTGCGGCTTCCAGAAATAGCTGTAATTGTTTCGATATACCCGCGGGGGAAGTCGGTTATCTTTGTGGTTCTTACGTGGTCTGCCCATTGTCCAGTGCTCCATAATTTGGTTCAGGAGAAAGGTACTCGGATGCCTTCGGCAGCGGCTCGACGGGCTGCTGGAAGTTTCGGCGCAAAACGATAGGCTCATTTTTTTGGCCGGTAGTGAAAGGGATCCCGTGACAACGCAGCTGGTGCTGTTGCTGCGTGTACCGTTTATACCCCGTAATCTCCTGAATTTCGCTCGGTGATAACGTCAGTTCGTGCATTGGTCATGTCTCTTCACTTCATGACCGCCGGCAGACTATACGCAGCTGCCGACGGTCAGGGTTGAACATCAATAATCAGGTTCAGAAATCAAAGGTTTGCTGCCCACCTCCTTTGATAGTCTGCACGTTCCGGGTGTATGCGTTTGCGAATCCGGCCCAATGCGCTGCGCGGATGCGAGCGGCCTGCTCTTTGGTAAGGCATGGTTGAGGTACCGCCGAATGCTTACGGTGTTCTGCAACGCGTATGTGCTCGCCTACTTCGTGTAGCTTCTGGCACAATGGACACAGGTCATGCGTGTCCATCATTCTGATCTTCCCATCGAAGAAAATATTGTTCTGCCATGTTGCGCAGCGGCGGCACATTGGAGCATCGCAGGTGAACATGCCACGACACTCGTACATCTGACCGCTCTCATTTTCATCTGCGTCCCATCCGATGATGCCATCGCATAGCAGCGTGGCCGGTTCGCCACAAAACATGCAGATATCTTTTTTCATGCGGCCTGGTCCTCACGTTGAACACACATTTCGGGTAGGTTGGCCCTGACCAGTGCTTCAGCGAACTGCGGTGGTACCGCGTTGCCGCACCGTGCTACTTGTTTGTCTTTCGGGTACTTCTGGCCGAGATAATCGCGGTCGATGATGTACCACTTCGGGAAGCCCTGGCACAGATACAACTCGTGCGGCTGCAGCATGCGCATGCCGATATCGACAATCCGATAAATTTCTCCGTCAATTTCCACAAATTCGGTGGCGTCCTCGCCGAGATACTCACGCAAAAATTCACGCACGGCTTCAGCATGCGGGTAATGAGCATCTGCAGGTGCCAGCGTTGTCTCGATGTTGCCCAGATGCAGACCACCAGCGGTTACCGTGGGCGCTGGCGTATCGGTGTGCTGACCGTCACGGCAGGTACCACGAAGTTTGACGAGGTGAGAAGTAACCAGAGCATGGTGATCTGTGACGGTGACCGTGTGGGCGGGCTCATTCATGCCAACGCCAGCACCGGAATAGTTGCCGCCGAAGTGCTTCACCATATGCGCAGCTACCAGTGCATGCTTTCCACCACCAGCGACTACGGTACCGAGTGGTTTCCCCAGCCCCGGTACGCGGGGAGCTTGGCCCGGGCGTTCGCCATATCCGACCTGAATCAAAGTAGCAGCGGTAATCTGGCTTTTTCCGCCACCTCCTGCAGTGATGGTACCGAGTGGCGTATCGGCCCGGTGCGCCACACTTTTACCGAACTGACGTACGATAATCGGCGTAACGACGCAGGCGCGGGACTCCTTCAGGACTGTATGGAAAGGTTTGTTGAGCGGGCGCGGCTTGGCCTGGTACTCACTCCCGCCGTTCCCGGCAGCAAACGGAATGCAGTGAGCCTGAACCAGACCGAGTGCGTGACCGTTACCACCGGGGCGCACTGAAGTGCCTGCCGTGACAGTGGGTGACGGTGCCGTGACTGGCTGCCCGGTAGCCCCGGTACGGAATTTTGTCAGGTGCGGGATAACCACCGCGTACCCGTGTTTTTTGGTGATGGTTTGCAGGGGATCCAGCAGGTCCTGCCCACGGAAACAATCGTATGAATTCTTGCTGCTGGTGTGGTTGCACTTAACGATGAATGGTCGGTCAGTATCTTTCACATAACGCTGGATACCGCGAGCAATACGGCGCATGGTGTTCGCCGCCAGCGGCTTTTTCCTGCCAAAAATAGACGGGCAGGGGATCGACCAGTCGATGCATTCCGCCGCCGTACGCCACGGCTTGAGTTTCCCATATTTGACCGCCTCGGTCTTTGGGTCGCCGTGGGTAGCTTCCGGCCAGACAATCGGACGACCATCGCAACGCATTACCATGAAGAAGCGTTTGCGAATCGTGGGGGTGCCATAATCACATGCGCGGAGTTCGCGGTATTCAACCTGATAACCCAGGCCTTTAACCAGCTGCTGCGCCTGCTTGCTGTCTGGCGAAATCTCCAAAAATTCACAGCATTCTGCCAGTGCTGGATGATCTGGAGATATCCCGGTAGTCAGCATGCCGACAAACGCCTTGAATGTTTCGCCGACTCGTTCAGGGTCAGGGCGCATTTCCGGAGCCAGTAGCGGCCCCCACGTCTGAAATTCCGGCACATTTTCAAGAATCATCATTCTGGGCTCGACGTCCAGCCCCCAGCGAACTCCGATCCACGCGAGGCCGCGGATCTCTCGTTCTACCGGCTTTGCACCTTTGGCTTTGGAGAAGTGGCGACAATCTGGAGAAAGCCAGACCAGGCCGACTTTCCGGCCAGCCGTCACCACCTGAGGCTTAACGGTAAATACCGATTCGCAATAATGCAGGGTATTAGGATGGTTTGTCGTGTGCATCGCTACGGCGTTTTGGTCGTGGTTGATAGCAATGTCCACGCTACGGCCCGTAGCCATCTCGATCCCGGTGCTGGCACCGCCGCCTCCGGCAAAATTATCTACGATGATTTCGTTCACGCATACTCCTCCATTGCTTCAGCCAGCGAACGGGCGGCGACAGTAATCGCCGGTACCGGAAGACGGTCGAGCCACATCCGGTTGATGTGATGCATCAGGCGCCGTTGGTGGTGCGCCGGGAGATTCCCGGCACGTTCAATCTGTGAAAAAACGGACTGGACTTCGGCAGGCCAGACGGTTTCCGGCACAACTGGCAGCAGCATGGTCTCCAGCTCTATGATTCTGTGAATGGCGTAGTTCAGTGCGGCGTCCATTATTTCGGTGCCTTTGTGCATTTGAAATTGGTCAGAGTCACCAGCTCCTCGCGGGATCTCCCGGCTTCAGTTTTGCCGGAAAGCATTTTTTCGCACTGAGGGCGGGTCAACTTCTCTTTGCTGTAGCGGGTCCACGCTGTGGGTGCATTTCCAGCCTTTTTGACGGTGGCGGTGATTTTGTACATGGTCATGTCTCGTTACGCTTAAAATGAAGCGCCTCCATTAAATTTTTCGAACCAGAATACAACTGGTTTTTGAACTACTTTGATGAGACCAAAACGCGCAGCCGTGCGGAAATTTACGCTGTAGGAATGGGCGCGATCAGGTTGAGCTGCTATTTGCTCCCTGAAGTTTTCAATGGTGAATGTCGCCTTAAACAGGTTGCATGGTGCGCAAGCCGGGAACAGGTTATCGAGAGCATCATTCTCCGGCCGCCAGAATTCCCCCGTTGCAACGGTGCGCCGTGCTCCATTGGCCTGACGTTCGCCAAACTCCCACTTTCTCAGAGCAGCTTCTACGTGATCGGCATGCCAACCTTTTTCCGGCAGCTCGCAGCCGCAGTAAGCGCAGCGACCGCCAAATTTCATGCGCAACTCCGTGCGCTGCTTTTTGGTCAATTTGGTCATGCTGCATCGCCTTCTATCCGTTTAAATTCGATAACCCAGACCCACGGGTTAGCCTTCCAGGACTCTTCTCCGTAAATTGACTCCCATAGCCATGAATAGACCTCTTTCGCACTGTGGCTCGCCATACCGAAATATTGCATTCCCGGATGTAAGCAGTAGCGCCCGGACGCTGGCAACTGAAATAGCCCCTCTCTCAGAGCATCACGTTCACTGATGTTTTGGAGTCGTTCCACTCGGACGGTGGTGATTTCCAGCAGGATGCGACTGGCCCAGCGTGGCATGTGGATGGATGGGCACCAGGCACCTTCGATCTCCATGCCAGAAGTATGCGGCTTCCAGGAAGCGTCATCAGGTATTGACCACAGCCCATAATTACCAGGTTTTTGTTCGCAGCTGGCGCGATAAATGCGAGCAGCCTCAACGCCACCACCTTTAACAAGGTTGTCATTCCAATCGATAGCACATCCATCTTCATTACCGAGTTGAGACCATGTCTCGCGGACCCAGATTCGGTCGCCAACGGCACCGAACGGGCATGGGTGCCAGTAATCGCATGAGTGCTCTGCATCTTCGCTCCAGGGCCATTTACTTCCGTCGTCGCGCTCAGCAATTTCAGTGGCCCGAGTCTGTCTCCATTTGATAGGCCGCCGAGTCTGAGTCTTTCTGCCGTCCAGTAGTGCGCGGACCATATCGCCATTAAAAATCATTCCTCGTTCTTTCATCGTGCAGCCTCCTGGCGATCGAGACGTTCTATTTCCGCAATGGTCAATGCTGCAGCTTTGATTAGCTCGCGGCGGCGATCGCCAAATTTGGGCTCCCATCCTTCGGGGCAGATGGCCTCCGCGAGGGTATCTCCGTACCCGAGTTTGTCTCCCATTTCCCAATCCCGGCAGGCTTCAGGCATCGCGTATAAAGCAGCAAAAGCGGCTATTTCATCGCAAACATGTTCGTCGTCATGCTCTGGTGTCCAGAGTTCTGCCGCCACCTGTCGAGCACGTTCTGCTAACACGTCAATTGCGGCATTGCTCATTGCATAGCCTGACTTTGGGATATTTGCTGTTGCTTTAAGCTCTACGCTAAGGGGTAATAATCCATTCTCATGAAGGGACATGAGAATTCCATACTGGGAGCGTGCCGAAACTATCAACATGTAGCGGATGCTGTTGGCAAACATATTGGTATCTTCGTCGTGCAAAAGACTTTCGACGCTATTACCACCAGTGTTGTTGAACATCGGCAGGTACTGATGCATCCATTCAGGGACTGCATACATTTCTTTTGGGGATTTGCTCATTATTTGGTGTCCTTATTGAATATCTTTTGCTAACCAGAACAGCAGCAGGGCGATGCCTAGGATGCTGCCGACGATGGCGCCGAAAACTGCGACTTGCGCACGGTGTGAGTAGGTTGGTTTTTTCATTTTCCACCCAGCAGTTCGCGCGGGATTTCGATTTCATCGCCACCCATAGAGGCGACTGCGCGGCAGATTGCGGTTCTGGGGTCATCAGCAATGCAGCCACGGCGCTTTTCAGCAGTCGAATTTTCATTAACGCCAACCCAATGAAGCCCTTCACCTGTCCAGGCATCCATCGATCGGTAGCAGCTGATCGAGTGAGCCTCCATCAGAACGCCGCAGACACTCCAGCTCGAAGATGGGCGGAAGCCATCACCCGATGCGCGGATAAGGGAGAATGCTTCACTGTATTTTTTACCGTTAATCGCCCGGTCTACCGCATAATCCAGCGCGTTGCCTGTCAACTCGCAGACCTGCATTTTTACTTTGCTCATGATTTCACTCCGTAAACTGAAAGGACTCGTTGCATTGCGCCGCTCTGGCGGCACTCCTCGGCAATCACATTTCCCTTTGGTGGCTTCTGGTAGTGTGGTTTTGCCATGCGTTCAACCAAAAGCGCATCGAGAGACTGCTGGTCCCGAAATAGGCCGCTGTTCGCGTGGCGAATCAGGTTTCCCTGCTTTGCTGCCAAACGGCAGTAGAGGCGGGCGCAGTCAACCGAAATACCCAGGATGGAGGAGGCATCCCGCGCGGTCAGACGACCCCGGGCGTTGGTCTCCTCGATGATGCGTTTGATGTATGCGTCTCTACGTGATGTCGTCATCGTTTCATCTGGCGGCCGGTGCCGACCGCCAGCCTCCAGTTAAGCGCCAACGTATTCCGGTTTCATATCCGACAGGGTGATGCTGTAGCCTTCGTACAGTTCGCCCAGGTGGGCTTTCGCGGCATTGAGTGCATTCTCCAACGCGGTGAACCGTGCAGCGGCCTCCGGCTCGCCCGGCTTGGGAAGCTCATTAATCATTTTCTCGATGCGATTGACTGCGTTCAGGTGGTGATGGCGCTGCACAACCTTGCCTTTTAGTTCGGTGTAGAAGGCGATACCGATCGCGTCTTTCTGAACCTCAACTTCCTGGCGGAGCTGAGTCGTTTCTTCCGACGTTCCGGCCGACTCGATACGGATACGAAAATCTTCAACCCATGCGTCATGATCGCCGTAGGTTTGCACTTCGTTGTTAAGCACGACGCTGGGGCCGGAGTCGTTATGGGTGGTTTCGAAAATGCTGGCTCGGTTGTCGCTGCCAGCCGGATTAATAATTTTCTCCTGGTGACCTTCGAGTTCCTCTTTTGTATAAACACCGAGGATTACATCAGGCGTATACAGACGCGCCCAATATTTGAGTGCCAGATACGCGATCTGCTGCTTAGGGTTAGAGACCCAGAGCGGGGAATTGCGGATAACCACGCTGGAAAGGTACACAGGCTCACCCCATGTGACTTGCTTTTCACCTCGAATGACCGCGCCAACGCGTATGAACAAGCCGGATTCATCTGCATCAGACCAGCCCCGGACGCGCTCAGTTGCGTTGTAGTCACCGTGCTTGCCTTTCTTTTTAACCGTGATTTCTTTTGATGTGGTGCAACGCGACCAGTCGCCACCGTACTCGTAATGAAATCGCCCTGTTACTGCGTCAGAACTGGATATGACCGCGTTTACCAGCTGCGCTTCGTAACCGAGTTTTCCGCCGACAAGATGTGTCTTTTGAGCAACCGCGTAAGGGTTCATGCCCCACTGCATAGCCTGCATCACGATAGCCATGCAATCAGCAGGCTTACCAGCTAGATGATCCGGAACGGAAACCCGGGAGTCGGCCATCAGCTTCGCGAATGCCGTTAGCTGCGTAAGCATAGGGGCGCTAAAAATGGTACTGCTGGCTGAAACTGTGGCCGGAGCCAGATTTTGATTTTCGGGTAAATTCGTCATTATCGGTCTCCTTACATGGCACTCAGGGCTTCAAAGCGACGCAGATCAAAATCGTTGAGCTGGTCGGTGTAATCTTCGGTAATTGGGGCAGGCCAGTTATTTGTCTCCATCGCTTCGTTAATCAGGCGCAGAGTACGGCGGTATTCAAGACGACCCAGTTCCAGCAATTCGGAGGATGCTTCGACGACTGCGACCCAGTGATACCCCGGATCTTTATTGACGAAAATCCATGAGAACTCGTCTAACCCGGCTACGTCGCAATACATGGCTGCGCTCAGGTGGTAATCGCGCTCAATAATTTCCCGGTGCAGACGGTCACGAAGTCGCTCCTGTTTCACGTTGCCCAGGGAAACAGTCTTCAGGTCACTACCAATGCGGGAGTGAGGAAGTTGGATTTCCAGATCCGGGCGTACGCGAAGCTCTAGGCCTGTTTCTTCGTCAAATCCGAAATAACTGACCTCGGACTGACGCATTGGATGGTTGAGAAGTCGGCTGGCGCTGGGGTGAGAGAAAACCGCTTTCTCGACAGCCTTCACGTGTTGATACATATCAAGACTGATGTAGGTTCGTCCGGCGCGTATACGCTCCTGCTCTTCCTCAAAATCTTCTGTGAATACCGCATCCGGGCGTATCTGACGGACAGCATCAATGAGCTGCGCACGGCTACCACTGACGTTTAACGGTTGCGGTTTGGAGCGTTCTTCATCCGCCAGTTCCGGCGAAACGGAGGCGATCTGATCCAGCATTTGGTCCCGAGTACCGCTCACCTTGAGCATTGGCTGAAGGCTGGCGTTGTATTCTTTTATGCATGCTCTCTGCGCGACGGCGGTGTGCTTTGTACCATCAGGGATTCGCTGGAACTCTTCGGGTAAGGAAACGTACAGATTCGCTGTTTCCTCGGCACCAGCACTCAGTGACAGCGGAGGGGTGAGGGCAGCGTTGTACTCGTCAATCCACGCCTTCATTTCTTCAGGCGTCATAAGGGCAGGAAGCGTGTCGTTATGCCCTTTGATAATTGCCGTCATATCTGCAGTTGTGCGGATGAGATCTTCTGGTGGTGGTGTAGGGACAGCGTATTCCGCGTCAATTTTTCCCGGTTCCAGAATGAAGGCATGAGAATGCCCGCCGAACAAAAAGGCTTTCGTTTCTTCACGCGGAATAGTTTTCTCCATATGCCGAGCGTTGTAGTACATGAGGCTAATACGAGCATCCTTCAGCATGGTGCTGCTGATGCCGTTCGCGGAATGGTAGACTTCGTTCGGTACACCTTCGTATCGGCCCGGCTCAAAATGGGTGGGCCACTCTGGTTGCGGATCTGGTTCGGATTGTTGCTGTTCTGGCTCGTCCTGGTGCGAGAAGTCCTCGAAATGGTCAGTAATTGGCTGGTTATGGTTTGCCTGACTCGGGGTTACGGCAGCCTCCATACCATTGTCATCACCGCCTTCGTCTGACTGCAACGCGTTTTCGCTTTGAGGCAGCGCATCACCAGCCGATTCTTCATGACTGTTAACTTCTTGAATCTGCACATCGCTGGTGGTCTCCACTTCCTGTTTTGTACCATGAGTTGATGAGCCCTGCAGAAGGGCAGTAACGTCGAATACACCTTCGGCAACCTTTTTCACCAGTTCCGACTCTGCTTTCTGTTGGCCAGTCTCTGTCTTCACCCATTTCGGATCGTTTGGGTCACTGATACCAGGTACAAACTCCCCGCGTTCCGCTGCCAACTGCTTGTCGATTTCTTCGCTTGTCGGTGCAACCGACGGGCTAACGGAATGAGAGTCGTCTCTCCACTCTGCGTAGCCGTTGGATGGTTGACCATTTTCATAGATACCGTGCTCAGCCAGCCAGTCGCGGGCCTGTGCTCGCAAATCGATGACTGCCTCTTCGCCGTTCCATTTAATTGCTCGGGTAGCTGCGAAAATGGTAGGGGCGTTGTACTCGAAAATATCGGTGATTTTTTCCAGCGTTTTAACGGCTTTGGTGTGGATGGGCTCCTTACGATCCTGCAGCGCTTTGGCACCAGTGAGCTGAGCGCGGCTAACGTTGCCGGGTTCAGCATCCGGATAGAGTTGGGCAACTGCGATCTCGATCGATAAGTTGGCGGCGGACTGCGGCACCGAACGTTTGTAGACTTCCGGCTCAGGAGGACTTTGCTCAGTTGTAGATGAAGCCGTCACTAAGTTACCGGCGGCCCACTCTTTGACGAGAACGCCACGATCGATGTGTTCAGTGGCTACCCACAGTTTGGTGAACTGGATTACGCGGGCCAGTTCGTGGCGCTTTTCTTTGTTGAATACCGTTTTATAAGCGTTGGTGAATTTACATAGGTCCGCAGTGCTGAGGTTTTCCAGTTCTGGTGAATTTCTGGCAGCAAGCAATAAGTTCTGAGCATGGTGATCATCAGTATCAAGCGCCAGTGCAATTACCTGGGCGCGTTGCTTATGCTTGATGTGGTGAGCTGTTTTATCGCCAATATATTGAGAGAGCAGCCGACGGCTGAATGCCATTTCTGCAACCGGGTATTCGGTTTTATCGTTGTCGTCTTCATCAACCCTGAGGTCGGGATCTGGAGTTTCGCCACCGTTCGCGGCAGCATCCAACGCTTCGTGATCGACAATTTCACCAGTCTGGGTGTCAACGCCGTCGACCACAGTTGTATCGGTACCTTCCACTACTTTTTCACCTGCAGGAGCCAGCGGCGCGGCACCCGGGATCAAGCCGAACGTCATACCATCGTCGCCGAGCTGGTAGCGGTCGCAGAACGTCGTATCGAAGACGCCTTCATCCGGAAGGTCATCAACGACAGGGAGGTTAACGCGGATAGGGCGGGCGAAGTCTTCGTCGTCGAAGCCAGCTTCGTCCATTGCCAGCGCCATGCGGGATAGCGCCAGGCTTTCCTTTTTGCTGGTGCACCAGAAGAAAGCGGCCTTGATGTTCAGACGCTTTCTTGCGCTTTCGTTTTTCACCTTCTGGAAGAGGGCAATTTCTTGCGGCATATCACTCATTACACATTTTCCTCAATTCATGTAGAATGGAGGCGTCCAGTGGTCGCCTCGGTGGTCATTGGTCATGTCTCTGTTGGAAGGCTTGGTCGCCAACCAGCACATCGCCGGGATGTAAAGCCGGGAAATAGCCCGCCTTAGTGCGGGCTTTTTTCTTCCTCTTCTTCTGCTTTTTCTTTTGCAGCCATAAGCGCGGCAATAAGTAAAATCCCCAGCGGTCCCATGTTTCCTGCGTCCTTATCACTGACATAAATTCCGTCATTCCCGCAGTGGTGTTTAGCTAATGCTTTTGCCGCATGCTCAGTGCAGCAATAATCGCCCAGCGTTTTCCCATTAAGGAGAACGATGGATTTAGGTTTTTATTCACGATTCGATTCTTTATTTTCACAAATATAACCAGCAATCACGTTATCAATTGATACTGTTGCGACGGTCGGGAAAACGGTATTAATGGTACTCAGTTCAATAGTGATACTTTTCATAACAAACCTCATTTCAGGTAATAGAATCCCATGCCATTTCTGGCAGTCATTTTTTGCAACATCGGAAAACACCAAATATTGATGCTTTACGGTATCGCAATGAATAACAGGTCTCCGGAAGCTCGCGACCGTGAGGGTAATACGGTCTCTCCTCGCTGCTATTATTGCCCGCTGGCTGCGGAAACTTATTTAACCCTCATGTGCCATCTGATCACATTCGGCACATCGTTGACTGCAGTATTCTCTTTCTTCCTGCCGCAGCATTTGACCGGAGCGATACACCAGAGTGGATTTTACCGCCCACTCTTTTTTCACTTCGTTGTTGCAGGCATGGTACGCACACTTAACCGTTTCGATAGTTGGGTCTCCTTTCTGAGCCATCAGGTAACAGAATCGCCGTGCGGCAGCCCAGAACGGCGGCAGATACACAGCCTGCTGGTGAGCAGGGCGGCGGTTCCAGTCTGAGCGAGAGTTAATCGTCGGATTCATTTCCAACCTCCCAGCCTCGTTCTTTTAGAAAATCAGCCAGTTCACCAGCGTCGAAATGCCCCAGTAAATCGAACAGGCGGCATTCGGTAGAAAAATAGTCAGCAATTGCTTCGGCACCGATAATATTAATAATGGCGTCGTTGTCTTCAATTGCTTCAATTAGGTCAGATAAATCCACGCCGTCAACTTCAACGCGAATTTCCTGATAACTTTGAGCGCGAATATTTGCGTCGGATGCTTCTACTTCAAAACTAATTTTTTCCATTGGTCATGTCTCTTCTGTTAATTAAACAAACTTTATCGGTGTGGTGCCGGGTGCCTCCCGGTGACAATATCCAGTTAACAAATATTGCCGACTCACAACCACCCATAACATGCCGTTTTTAACTGTGTCGCGTACGCATAGCCGCATTCACCACACCACAAAGTTCGCTTTATTGCCCCGTTTCCGGGGCGGTCATTGGTCATGTCTCTGCTAATTAAGCTGCTGCCTGAGGAGCTATCATGCTCAGCAGCTGTTCGCGAACGCGCTGGCGTTTATGTTCCGGCATTGCCAGATACTCTTTGCCAATCGCAATCTGCTTTTCGAAATACTCAGTGATAGCCGCGGTAATCAGGTCAGCCATTTTCGGGGAGCCGCTCAGCAGCAGGTGAAGCTCCGCCGGGTTCTGGGCCATACGATCCATCATGTTCGCAGCGATGCGGCGACCATGCGGGATGAACTCAAGGAGGGTTTTGAAATCTTCGTCGAAAATTTCTTCACCGTTTTCGTCTACGGCGACTAACGTGATGCCGCGAAGCGCTGCTTCACGAACGGCGTCCTGGGCTGCTGTGATAGCGTCAGGGCGGGGAATGTACGCGGGGATAATCTGGTCTACTGCATTGCCTTTAAGGATGTAAATGTCCATTTTCAGGAACCTCATAGTGAATGAAAAATTTACTATGAGGTTATCTTAGCAATTTTTACCTTTTAGTAAAGGTAAATTTAGTAATAAAGGTAAATTTATTACCGTTTGGTTGTTGGTGGATTAGCTTCACCCATTGAAAACGGGTCGTGTCCTTCCTTCTCAAGTCGCATGAGACCATTCAAAACTATCTTCCTAACCATTTTTGATGAGATTTTTTCAGGGTTTTTTATCAACTCTGCAAAATCTTCTCCAGTGATGGCGGGGACTGCTTCCGGTTGCTGCACCTTACGATCTAAGACTTTGTTAGTAAAAAATCTTAAAAATTTCATAGGTAACCCCATTAGTTGAAATTGGTAGGCATTAGCCTGAGAATGATTTTTCAGCTGGGTTACCCGCTTGATTCCCGTGTTATAGGGTTCAGGCTGGTGATCAGGTTGTAGCTGTCCTCTGCCATTGACTCCTGACGGAGGCACCAATTGAGAAGGTCGTCATAGAACGGGTTCCAGTATCGAGAGAATGTAGGTTGCGAAACTGAGCAATACTTTAAGATCGCGTGATGGCATCGGCTCCGCGTAAGAGGTCTTAGTCCTGTTCCGTGGCAGCGTGGACACTGAATCTGAATTGGACGTCCTTTCATTCGCGAACTTTTGAGATCTCGGATCTCACCTTTACCACCGCAGCGGCACTTTGCCCCTGGGGTATCTGCTGTGCGGCAATACTCCTCAAGAGCAAGAATAGCCATAACCGAAACGGCAGAAATAAATCCTTCCGGAGTACACCGAGGAAAGTATTTATCTGTGATCGATGCCGCGTAATGTTGCAGTTCACGAAGGGCTGTTTCGGCAGAATATTGGTCCTTCGTGTATTTAGCATAAATCAGCGATAACCCAGCTCGGCAGCGCGATTGAGTCATCCCCAGTGACGTAACGACATCTTCTCGCGTCAGATGACTCTCACCCGTTGATCGAGCCTGATACGAGACAATTTGCGCCGATTTTGGGTCTCCGATGGTTATGGCATATTTCAGTCTCATTTCACTTTTTCCATTGGCGTTCTGCCGTCAACACAACTACCGACACGCTTGTTCCAGCAAACTCTCCGCTGCGTGGCTCAGACCAGGTGCAATTCCACTCATCCGGTAACACGTCCTTACCGCGCATGCTCGCCGGCAGGACGGCAATAATTCTTGAGCCTGTTTTCGTGAGCGTGGAAGCCGCCTGCAGGTGCAGTAATGCTCGGCCATCGCTGAAGGGGGGATTCATCACGATCCTGTCGAAACAACCCCCGTTTGCTGCCCATTTCAGAAAGTCAGCTTCGTATACCCGAAACCCCTTGCTATCAAGGACCTGGCATTTTAGCGGGGATATTTCAACGCATATTGTCTGGTCCACAGGCATAAATGACGCGAGACCACCGTGACCGGCGCTTGGTTCGAGGCAGGTGTGGTTAGGTTCGATTCCGGCCAGGGCCACGCAGTACTCGGCCAGCTCAGGCGGGGTAGGGTAAAATTGATGGCTCTTATCGTCTGGTACGCAACCGGAGGCGATAATCTCAGCCAGTACGCGGGTTGGATCATAGTCGAATTCCCACCAGGTCCAGGTCCCTTCGGTGAATTTTGCTCCACCAACGGATGAGAGCACGCGTTCGGATTCGCTCCTGACGAAGCGATCGGATGTTGCCCCGCCGCCGCGGAACACCCGATTGAACGGATTGCGCGTTTTGGGTTCGATTGGCTTGTCCCACTTATGGCGCTGTATGGGGCGATATTCATCAATTTCGAGACTGCATAGATCCTGCAGAACTGAAACAGGCAGCGCGTTTTCCATCAAGACAAAATTCTTGATTGTTTTCTTTGGCTTCACGCGAAATTCAGAGGGGATCGCCGTGGGGTAGAGGCTCGCGAGAATGCAGTTCAGACGCCAGGCCATGTTTGGATGGATCTCAAAATGCGCAGTCCCCTTTAGGTATGCGCAGATACGCATTTCGCCGCCGTCGATGGATATCCACTCTCCAGGATAGTCACGTGCTGTCTTCATCGCTTTGTTTGTCAGTTCGTACGACGGTTCTGGCCTACCCATGAACCGTGCAATCACCTGCCGCAAATCCAGCACGTAGTTGACCATTTTATAATTCGTCATTCCCCAGGAGTCGTAGACACTGGACAAAATCATGCGCTTACTGAAACCCTCCGGTCGGTTTGTGACATGCTCGCCAGATAACGCCCGGAAAATGCCATCAACGCGCTCTCCGAAGAATTTGGCGCGGGAGCTGAGCATGTCCATCAGAGTCGATCTGACCGTTTCCTCTTCAAATTCCGGAAGCGGTGCCAGGCTCCACTCTTCCTGCTCAACCCCACGGGCAATATCGTATTGGCTGAGTCGCGGGGCCTTGATTCCCTGCGGGTTTCTGATTTGCTCATTCCACTGCTCGCGCCTCTTCGCTGGCATGACATCGAGCACATCAGTGAGCAGCAGGGCGTTCTGCCAGTACGTAGCGTTGAGGTGGGCGATTGCGCCATCACGCCTAAAAATTTCACTCACGTCAGGAACCCCCCTGTAACGCTCTCTATCGACGTTTCCCGTTAGGAAGTGCCCCACGGCTACCTGAGAGTCGTTATCGCTCATAATCGCCGCTAAAGACTCAATTTTTTGGCGTTCAAGGTGGTATCTCCCCATCAGGTTGTCCACAAGGTCACTTGGGGCTGGAGAGAAAAATTCGTCTGTGTTGAAAACTTCACTGGTCATTGGTCATGTCTCATTAAATTTTTTTATCGCTTGGTGCTCAAGGCTTTTGGCGAAGGCCATTTCCCACTGCTCCTGAAAACGTTGAACGTCCTCGGGTATCCAGTAGTCGCAAAATTGGCGCAATTGGGGAGGGTTGTACGGTGTGAATCTGTCCAGCCGGTGCCCCCAGTCCAATGCCCGATCGCAAAACCCAGGTAATGGCGCCCAGCCTGGATACATACGAAATTTATCGAGCACTTCTTCGGTGGAAAGAGTCTCAGAAAAGTTATCCACAGGCAGATCGCGTGCGATATGATCTCTCTCTTCCTTTCCCTGATCCTTTCCTTTCCCTTCCTTTCCAGGTGGTACTAATTCATTCTCAATACCGTACTTGTACGGTATTAATGCTAATGTTTTGATTTTACTTGCTTTTGGCTTGTTGATTACCTGATGTTTTCCAAAGTTGACGATTTTTCCGTAACTCTTACCGTCGCTGCATGAAAACAAGTCGATATACCCGCAGTTGTACAGTTCCTGTAGCAGTACCGGAACAGTACCGGACGTTTCCCTTATCGGAAAAACGGCTGCTTTGATCAGCAACGGATTTGCATTGAAAAAGCCCTCATCATCGGAATAATTCATCAGCCCGATAGCCAAAAGGCATGCCGATTCTGAGATCAACGAAAGCTCCTCGTTGAGCCAGAATTCAGGCTTGATAGTGCGAATACGGGCCATACGTAAACCTCAAAATAAAACGGTGGTCAGTGGTCATGTCTCTGCTGTTTCGTGCGATATGCGTGCCGGAAGTCCCTCAAGGCTTTGTCCAGTTCGTCGCACTCTTTCTCAAAGTCAGGAAGAGGGGCGTTGAGTAGCGCTGCGTTAACGACATCGGCATGCTCTTTAAGGAGCCGTGAAGTCAGGAATTCGATGCTGTTGCCAGCAGTTACCATTGCACGAATTTCAGGATCCATTGCATGAAGTATTGCCGGGGCAAGAGCCTGAAATTTCTCGCGTTGGACCTCGGTACGACATTTACGCCAACGGTGGAAAATGTTCTGGTTGTTGTTGCGCCATGCTTCATGGTCGACGGTGCCGTCTGAGTATTCGATCGGGTGCAAATCTGGTGGAGAGGACATCCCGAGTTCGTAATACGCTTTGGTGATGCGCTGAGTTGCTCCGAACTGAGTGATCCCTCGGGACCATTCATTCAGCGCAGAGCAAAGCAGCGGCAATGGAGGGGTGATTTTCATTGTTCAACCTCCGACCTTCTCTTGGCGGTAAAATCAAGCTCCTCTTCAAGCCAGTAGCGCTGCCAATCATTAGGCAGCAACTCCCGCCGGGTAACGAGACCATTTGTCGCTTTTTCGATGGCTAGTGCACGGGAAGGTGGGATCCGCGTATAGCCAGAGGACATCTGAGAAAGAAACGAGACGGTAACACCAAGCTGGACAGCCAGTTTGGAAACACCACCCCGGTCTAGTGAGGCAACATAGTTCTGTAACTGCATAAATACTCCTTTGCTTATTTGGTAATTAATTTTAGTTAGTTTTGGTTAATAAGTAAATGGATTGCCTCTTTATTTAATGCTAATTAAAATTGCTATATGGACGAAAAAGAAATCAGAAGACGCCGCTTGAAGGAGTGGTTTGCCGATGGCAAATACCCCGACAAAGATTCAAGCTACATATCCCAGGTCATCAATGGTAAATCCATCGGTGAGAAAGCCGCGCGCAGACTGGAACGCGACTATGGCATGCCTGATAGATTTTTGGATAAGCCATATGATGTTCCGGAAGTAAACGCTGTGGAGCTAACAGCCCGCCAGCAGCGGGTGATTGACTTGCTTGACGCGTTACCTGACGACGAAGTTGATGAATTCATCGCCAGGCTGCAGGAGCGCAAGGCATTTTATGATCGCCGGCTGCAGGATTATCTTACCAAAAATAAGCTGTGATATTTACCATTAGGTTGATATCTGAATAATTTTGACCTAATCTTCCCCACAGGCTCGACAAGTCTATCCAGTGCACACAAGGCTCACTCTTCGGAGTGGGCCTTTTCATTTTTGGGCTGGAGTAACTGACTCCGCGCTAACCACCACTGGCGACACAGTGGCAGTCCACCCAATTGCAGGCCGCAGAAAAAATCCTTCAGTGCTTCGTCGTTATCATCCTTCTGACGGCCTGCTTCTTTCCCCGCCATACGACGGGATCAAATTACCAGGAGAAAAGAGCGATGGTGGGAGACCCCGTTTCCGGGACCGCCGCCACGACGTTAACTCTGACAAGCGTGACATTTGCGAGCCTGTTTTCGGGCACGGATGCAGGCGTATACGTTGGGGCGTTCGCGGGCGCTGTGGTCTATGTACTTTCGTCTACTGAGTTAAGCAGGCTGGCACAGGTGGGGTATTTCGTTGCCTCATTTTTGATAGGGATCCTCGCAGCTGGCGTATCTACGGACATTTTGAATCTTCTCATCGGCAAGTTTCTGCCCGGCGGGATTGCCATCGGCCAGTCTATAGGCGCGACCGTCGCCGCAGCTCTGGGCGTCTGCTTCCTCCTTTCCGTCAAAAAAATCGACATTCCAACAATCTTGAGACGTCTGCTCTCGGGAGGTGGTGATGGTAACGGTAAATGAGCTGCTTCTGATTGCTAACGCGTTGGCCTGCGCGGTGATCGCTACAAGCCTCGGGACATTCCAGCGCCGGGGCGCAAAGCACAAGCTCCTCGGGGCTGTGTTTGCCCTGGTTCTGATGATCGCGTGTGGCTCCATCACCATCCTGATTGTTACAGGGAAATATGCGACGGCAAACCCGGCGGAAACGGTGATCAACATAGTTCTCTGCATTGCCGTTGTTCAGGCTCGCGGTAATGCAATGCGCATCTTCAAATCAACGAGGTAACACAATGCAAATCAGCAAAAACCTCCAGGCATTTCTCGACACCCTGGCATGGTCGGAGGGGACATCAACCAGCCCGGCGACGAAGTGCAACGGTTACGACGTGATCGTCACCGGCGTTGATGGTAAGCCGGAAATTTTCACGGATTTTTCAGATCACCCCTTCAACAAAGGCCGCCCATCTAAGCAGATTAACAGCAAGGGGCTGACCTCGAACGCCTCCGGGCGCTATCAGTTCATGCTGAAGGATTGGGCACATTACAAAGCGCAGCTGGGGCTGCCGGACTTCGGCCCCGAGTCTCAGGACAAATGGGCGATTCAGCTTATCAAGGAGCGCAAGGCGCTGCCGGATATCGAGGCGGGTAACATCGCATCAGCGGTAAGCAAATGCCGGAATATCTGGGCATCCCTCCCGGGTGCCGGGTATGGCCAGCGCGAGCACAGCATGGATGACCTGATTGCCAGGTACAAGGCCGCTGGTGGTACGGTGGCCTGATATGCTCCTTTTCGTCCAAAAATACTGGAAGCCACTGGCGGTGACACTGCTGGTGGCTTTTTTGTTATGGAAGACGTATGACGCCGGGGCTGATTCGAAGGATGCCGAATGGCGGGGACTGTGGTTGCAGCGCGATCTGGCAGATTCAACCGCTACCCTGCATCAGGAAGTCGCCAACCGCGCCGAAGAACAGCGCCGCCAGCGAGCTGCGGATGAGGAGCAGAAACGTGCTAACGAAGAACTGGCAAAAGTGCAGGCTGATGCTGACGCTGCTCAGCGTGCTGGTGACGGGCTGCAGCGGCAGCTCACCGAAATACAGCGGCAACTCGCAAGAAGTGAAACCGGCCGCCTTTCCGCAGTTGCAGCAGCAAGCGCGGCAAAAGCCCAGGCCGGAATACTGCTCGCCCAGCTGCTCGGCGAAGCTGACGATCTGGCGGGAAAATTCGCAAAAGAGGCTGATGAGCGTTATGTCGCCGGCAGCACCTGCGAGCGAACCTACGACAAAGTGACAGCTCAATCGGAGAAAAAATGAAATTTAATGATTTGTCGCAAAGCTCTAAAGAACATGCGGCCAGGGCACTGGAGGTCATGATTGCCGAACAGATTAGGCCCTGCGTACTTCCTCAAGGCAATGAAAAAGCCGATATCGACAAGGCCGAACGCTTGGGACGAATTGTTGCATCAGCGTTTTTCGCTCTGGAAGGAAAAAATAAAGATGACGATGCGAAACCCAATGATTTTCGTGTCGGCATTTTCTCTGCATCAGATGACGATAGCGAAAATTTACATCTTCGTCTGAAAGTCTCCCTGAAAACAGATATTGAGCAAAGTTCTGTGAGTAGCGGACGCCTTCGATTGAAAAATGGTACTCGGGTTGATTTCTGGAGTGGCGTAAATCTGTTGGCCGGTCGTGGGCGTGAATACGACATTGTGCTGATCGATTACGCGTTTTTCTCTACAGACTCATTGGGTGAATTATGGATCAAGTCGATTGTTCCTTCGTTGCTCACCAGAAAAGGCAAGGTATTGACTTTGGATTTGAGCGGAAAATCCCCCGTTAAAGAGTTCAGAATCGATGTCAACTATGTGACCTCCGTAGTTAGTTTTGAAGATCTGACTGATTTGTGCAAGTAACAGTATTACAGCAGGCATTCGCCGAGTGCCTGCGATAATGCTAACCCCCCTGAAGACTCCAATGACTCAAACTTTCATCTGCATCGCCAGCGGCCCGTCGCTGACGAAGGAGGATTGCGCCCAGGCCAGTCGCTCCGGGCTGCCGATTATCGCCGTTAACTCGAGCTGGCTGGCGGTGCCGGATTGCCAGCACATCTTTGCTGCCGATTATGACTGGTGGAATCACTACCGTGACGCCGTCAGCGCCACGGCGCAGCTGTGGACACAAAGCCAGCGGGCCAGCGACAGATTCGATGTGCAAATTTTCCGACCGTCCGATAGCGGGCCTTTTAACTCCGGCCAGCGGGCTATTCAACTCGCTGCCCACCTTGGCGCTGACCGGGTCATTCTCCTCGGTTACGACTGCACACTGGCGAACGGTGCCCACTGGCACGGTCGGCATCCGGCAACGATGCATAATCCGGTACCGCGAGAAGTAGGGCGCTGGCACGACGATTTCTCTTCACTGGTTGGCCTGCTGCCCGGCGTTCGAATCATCAACGCTTCGCGGCATACCGCGCTGACCTGTTTTCCACGCTCAACCTTTGAGGCGGCACTTAATGCCTGAAAAAATCTACTTTGATGGGATGCATGGCATCGGCGATAACATCAACCAGCGCTGCTTCGTGAAGGCGCTGGTGGAGAAAGGCCATGAAATCTGGCTGAAAACGCCGCTGCCGGAAATTTATCTCGGTATCCCGAATGTGCACTTTGTGCATGCGAACTCGCCGTTGCGTACGCAGCAAAAAAGCGAGCAGCACTCTCTGGTTCGATTTGAACCGGAACCGCCAGGCATCCCACGCAGCCGCATTTTCTACGGAAATGGGCACCTGCAGCAGGGCAGCATCTTCGCCGCGATGGAACAGCAGTTTGGTACCCGTCCGGCCCGTTTGGATTTACCACGATATAAACCTGCCGGGATCCGTACGCCGGACGGTAAGCCGGTGGCAGTTATCCGTCCTACCACCGAGCGGACCGAATGGCATAACGCCAGCCGTGGGCCGCTGAACCAGTATATTGATGATGTCGCCCGCCAGCTCGCCATTCGCGGATTTCACGTTATCAGCGTGGCTGACGTGCAGGAAGGCCAGGAATGGATCCCCGATGGCGAGCCGTTCGCACACCAAAAATTTCACTGCGGTGAACTCACCATCTGGCAAATGCTGGCGCTGGTGGAGAGCGCCGACATTGTGCTGACCGGGCCATGCGTCATCATGCATGCGGCGCTGGCGTACGAAAGACCGATGATTTGCCTCGGTGGTGGAAACGGCGGCAATAACCACCATCTGAAGGTCACGGATCCACGGTGCATGGACTTATCCCGGGCGTTGTTCATCTACCCGGATAATTACTGCAGCTGTCAGGAAATGGTCCATGACTGCGACAAGGCGATAAGCCGCCTACAGGAGAAGGTGCACGGTTTCATCGAGAACACCTACAACGCTGCGCGTAGCCGGAGGGCTGCATGAAACAGTTCTCTGAACACATCAAGCATGGCCTTGTCTGGCTGCCAGAGCTGGGAATGGGGCGCTATCCGGTACCGAAAGACAGGCCATACGACCAGGACTATTTTGCGCGGTACCAGCAGCTGGCTGACACGCCTCTCGGTCACGAACTGACGGCATCAAGAATACGGCTGGTGGCACGGCACTACAGCGGTACCGTTGTTGACGTCGGCATTGGCGCGGGGCAATTCGTTGAAGCACGGCCTGACACAAAGGGCTACGACGTAAACCCTGCTGGTGTGGAGTGGTTGAAAAAGCGCGGCGCATGGGCCAATCTGTACCGCGACCGCTACCCGGCGTTGACGTTCTGGGACAGTCTGGAGCACATAGACAGGCCGGACGTCGCCGTGGGGCATGCAGAAAAATGGGTATTCGTGTCGGTACCGATATTTACCGGAGCGGAGCACGTACTACAGTCTCGCCACTTCCGCCGGGATGAGCATATCTGGTACTGGACTCACGACGGGCTCGTAGGCTGGTTTGCAAAACAGGGGTTCGCGTTGATGGAAGTTAACCGGGTCGAAACGCAGCTTGGACGCGAGGGAATCGGCAGTTATGCATTTACTAGGGTAGAATAGTCTCCTTAACTCAAGGAGATATTGATGAACATAGCGGCTGTTTGGGAAATGATTTTAGCCTGTGAATGGGGGCGCATTTGGTGGGGCATCACACATGCGCATTGGGCAAATGTGTGGGCCTCAGTATCTGCGATTTTTACGACAATGGCAGTAATCGTTGCTGGTTGGGCGATGGTTCGTTGGAAAAAACAAGACGAACTGAAGGTCAAGCTGGCATTCAAAGTGGCAATTTCACAATATTGTTATGCGCTGCTTCATCTACCGGAAAAGTTGAATGGTCAAAAAGACATAATCGCAAACCAAGCGAAGATTTCTGAGCTAATTGATAAATTCAACGCCTGCTATAATGCGTGGATGGTTACTGAGGGGCTTCTTGATAAAAATAAAGCAGTGAAAGATGGATGGGCATTCCTTTATGATAATCATCAGCATTTCGTAAAGGGAGAAATTAATTCTAATATATTGGCCTCCGCTTGCGTCGAAATCATGGATAATAAATTCGTCTTCAAATAAAAGCCGGGTTTCCCCGGCCATTTCCTCAGAATAAATCATACTGCGGCGTAGCGCGGGGGTCGTACTCTTCAACGGCGATCCCCAGCTCTCGCCGGAACCACCGGGCAACCAGCTGCCGGTGACAGAACTCCCCTGGCTTCTCCCAGCACAGCAGCACTGGCTCAGCATCACCAGCGAGCAGGTGCAGCTCATTCCACGTTTTCTCAGGATTCAGTTTCGCCAGTATTTCGTGCTCGTATAGCTCGATATAGCGGGAAACCGGAACCGAATTAAACCAATCACCCGGTGCCAGCTTTTTAAAAGTGTGGTACCCGGCTGGCGTGTTGCGCGGCGCGTAACGGGCAATGCTGATACGGCCGTCGCCGCGATAGAGGGAAAAACAGGACGTTTTCATCGTAACTCCTTCCTATTTAAAACAATAACTTACGTTATCAATTATAGCATAAATAGCTGATATATAACGGGAAATGTATGTTTATAGGCTCGATACCGAAGAAATTGATCACCCAGATCCTGGGCAACATCCACCTCAAACCTCGCGTGTATATCGGTTGTTCCGGTTCCTTCCGTACAGAACACGCTATCAAGAACCTGATGCCGGATACAAAGGTATTCGGAAACGACGTTTCGCTGCTGTCCTGCGCCGTCGGCAACCTGCTGACCGGGCAGGACATGAGCGTTGAATTTTCCGGTCGTCTGGAGCCGCTGAACCAGCTGCGCGGCGATGCCGTGGCGACGACGGCGGCAATCTGTCTGGCGATAACGCTGGCCCGGTACAAAGGCGCGAATCAATACAGTCAGGCGCATTTCGCGCACATCATTCGTAATCTGGCCGACTACCACCGCACCGAGCGGGAGAAGCTCCTGCGCTATACCGACGGGTTCACCATTGACGGGTTCCACGCCGGAGACTTCCACCACCAGATTGACGCAGCGCGGGAGAACGACGGTTCCGTCATCATGTTCGCGCCGACGTACAAGGGTGGGTACGAGAACATCTACAAATTCGTGAACACCAGCGTCACCTGGGCGGCACCGTCATATGGCGTGTGGGATCCGGAAAATACCGAAGACCTGATTAACAGGCTGGTGGCGGAGGGGCAGAGCTTTGCGATTGTGTCCGACCGCCGGATGGAGAACATCGAGCCGCGTATCATGTTCGCCGGCAGCAACAAGCCGATTTACATGTACGCAAATGATGCCCGGTCATCACTGCGCCGCGAGACCAAAAAGTCCCAGCCATTCCGGTACCGGATTGTCGATCCAGACGCGGTGACCGCTGACAGCCAGGTAGAGATTAAACAGCTGAACGCCCAGCAGCTGAATTTCCTGAAAAATATCTACCTGGCAAAAGGCATCAACCACAAGGCCGGGATGATGAACTTCGCGGTATTTGTGGATGGCATGCTGGTGGGCGCATTCATCTTCTCGATGGCGCAGTACGGTGACAAAATTCACAACATCTACATGCTGAGCGACTTCTCCACGTCGCGGCACCGGAAGCTGTCAAAGCTGGTGCCTATGCTGGCAACCAGCCGCAGCATCATCGACCACATCAATCGCCAGTACGTCATCGACATCCAGTCGGTGTACACCACTGCGTTCACGACAAAGCCAGTTTCCATGAAGTACCGGGGCATCTACCAGCTGGCGAAGCGCGGGGAAGGATTCCTGAATTACTCGTCTGCGGTTCGCGAGCAGTCGCCGCAGGAAATTTTTCAAGAATGGTACCGTAAATATGCCAATTGAAACCGCCATCCGGCGCGTGGCTCTGGCTGAGCTGAAGCTGCTGGAAAAGAACGCCCACTACATGGATCCGGATGAATTCACCCGGCTGGTTAACAACATCAAAAACGACGGTGTGCTGACCAGTCTCCCGGTCGTCTACCGGGGTACGGTGCTGTCAGGCAACCACCGTACTCAGGCAGCGATAAAAGCCGGGCTGGAAGAAGCTGACGTTATCGAGATCGTTAGCGAACTCTCGGAGGATGAGCAGAAGGCGATTCAGCTCAGTCACAACGCCATCAAAGGCAAGGATGACAGCAACATCCTCCGGGAGCTGTACGACTCGATAAACAGCCTGGATCTGAAACTCTACTCTGGCCTGACCGACGATGATTTCAAAATCACCGACGTTGAGGTGCAGACACTCTCGTTTGTTCAGCCTACCTACGAAGACATGGTGATTGCCTTCCTGCCGGAAGAAAAAGCCCTGTTCATAGAGGCGCTGGAAAAAATAGGGAAAAAGGCGAAAGACCGCCTGATTGTAGCGGGACGCGCCAGCGACTTTGACCTGGTATTCAGAGCCGTTATCGATGCCAAGAGCAAGCTGAACATCATCAATACCGCCGAAGCCCTGAAGACTATCGCCGAGCTGGCGCTTCAGAAGCTGGAGGAAATTCCTGATGAGGCAGCGGATCCAGTACGACAAGGCGAAGATTGAAGCACTTGCTGCCTGCCGCATGACGGCGCAGCAAATCGCAGACGCGCTGGACATCGATTTCGACACCATCAAACGGGACAAAGACCAGCTGCAGGCGTTTTACACCAGTATTCGAAAAGGCAGAGCCAAAGGCGAAGCCGAGCTGAGAACGGCGCTCTACAAACTCGCAAGGGAAGGTGATGCGTTTGCTCTCCGCGAGTTGTTGAAGGTGGAGAAGAACCAGGAATAACTGATGAGTAAACCGGATTGGGGGTCACTACAGCAAAAGTTCATCGCTGAATACTCCCGAACCGGAATCTCTCCGGCGGCATGGTGCGAAGCGAATGGACTCAACTACGCCACAGCCCGGCGGTACATCAAAAAGCCTCCTAAAACTGCGCAATCTAAACTGCGCAATTCTGCGCAAAAAACTGCGCAAAAAGATGGTGCGCAAACTGCGCATAAACGGGCCGAAAAATCCTCGAAAAAAAATCCTGAAAAAATTTCAGAAAAAATATTGTCGGACGATTTGGACGACGTCTTCGACCCTGATTATTTTGGAATTTCTGAGCAGCAGGGAATCTTCGCTCAATACGTTGCTGCGGGTAAGTCGCTCACTGAGGCATACCGCCTTGCCGGATATGAAGGCGAGGGTGCAACGGCCAATTCCAACGCTTCACGCATGCTTAGAAATGCCAGGGTAATGAGTGCTGTTCGCTGGCTACGTGACAAGCGTCAGAAACGCCTTGCCCTCACTGAGGCGGAAATCATTCACCAACTCTCTTCCATCGCCTCGATGGACCCGAACGAGCTGACTCAATACCGCCGCGTCAACTGCCGCTACTGCTGGGGTGAAGACCACCAGTACCAGTGGAATGACATGGACGAGTTCGAGCGAGCCTGTGACCTGGCGATAAAAAACGAGAGCGCCCCTCCTGAATTTGGTGGAGTTGGCTTTGTTGATTCTGCTGCTCCTCATCCTGATTGCCCGCGTTGCTACGGGGAAGGGAGGGGGCAGCAATTTTTTGCCGACTCCACAATGCTCGATGGTCCTGCTCGCTGGGGCTATCTGGGTGTGAAAGAAACGATGAACGGGCTGGAGATGAAGATTGCCAGTCCGGAGGCTGCTCGCAAGGAGTTGCTGGCCTATCTCAAAGCCACTCGCGGGTCGTCGCCGGGAGGTGGTAACCAGCCTTCGGCAAACAAAGAGGCGCTGGAACTTGAGGCGCTTCGTCTGCGCAACGAACTCCTTCAGGCTCAAATTGAGAACGTCCGGAACGGTAAAAACGGAGACAACCTTGTCGTCGTCCATAACGCCCTGCAGGTGCCTGGCGCTGTTCAGACCCCGCTGGAGGCAAACGACGAGGACGAAGACTGATGGCAGAAATCTTTTGTAGGAAGCTGCATGCCGCTCAGTCGCGTGTATGGACCGAAGGCAGTCAGCACCAGTACAACGTCGTGCGATGCGGACGACGCTGGGGTAAGACCGCTATTCTGGGCAATATTGCCATTTCCTACGCTACGTCACTGTTCAAGGAGACAGGCGGCGAACGGCTACAGGGCGGCATGGTCGGCATCTTCACCGCCGAGTACAAACAGCAGCAGGAAATCTTCGATTATCTGGAAGAAGCGCTGCAGCCGCTCATCAAGAAAAAGTCGCGCAGCGATGGTCGGATTCGCCTGAAAAACGGCGGAAAAATTGACTTCTGGGTGACGAACAACAACCCGCTAGCCGGGCGTGGGCGCGAATACGACGTTGTGCTGCTGGATGAATCGGCATTTACCAAATCACCGGAAATGCTGAATGAAATCTGGCCCAAGTCCATCAAGCCAACACTGCTGACCCGTCGCGGTCGTGCGTGGGTGTTCTCAACCCCGAACGGTACCGACGACAACAACTTCTTCTACGCCATCTGCAACGACAAATCGCTGGGCTTTCACGAGCACCACGCGCCGACGTCGAGCAACCCGTTTGTTCCTCCTGACGAATTGGCGAAGGAAGAGGCCAGCAACGACCCGCGTGTTTTCCAGCAGGAATTTAAGGCGGAATTCGTCGACTGGTCAGCTGAAGCGTTGCTCGATATCAACAAGCTGATGGAGGACGACCTGCCGGTGGCGATGCCGACCACCTGCGACATGATCTTCGCCATAGCTGATACGGCCCTTAAAGGCGGCACAGAGAACGATGGTACCGGCTTCGTTTACTTCGCCTATGAAGAGACTTACTCAGAGCCGCGCCTGACGATTATCGATTGGGATGTCACGCAGATTAAGGCGTCGCTGCTGCCGGAGTACATGCCGAGCGTCTACGACAACCTGGAGCGACTGGCGAAGATTTGCCGCCCACGTCTGGGGAGTCAGGGCGTGTTCATGGAAGACGCGGCGATGGGCGCCATTCTGAACCAGAAAGCGGAGACCGAAGGGTGGGACATGAAACCCATCAAGTCGGCGCTGACCGGGAAAGGGAAGGACGAACGTGCGGTGATGGCCTCCGGTCACCACTTCATGGGTAAGTGCAAAATCACCAAGGAAGCGTACGACAAGACGGTGACGTTCAAGCAGGTCACCGCCAATCACCTCATCAAACAAATCGCCGGGTTCCACCTGGCCGACCCTAAGGCGCACAAACGCGCTGATGACCTTTTCGACTGCTACACGTACGGGCTGATCATCGCGTTCGGCAACTACGAGGCACTGTAAACAGGAACTTCTGTAATGGCGGAAATTCAGCTCAACGACAATATGGGGGCAGAGCTGACGAAAATACTCGATGCTGATGAAATTCAGCCCGGTACCGAAGTCGGCTATGACCTCTGCAAACTGTTATGGATGTATCACCCACTCGGCGGGAAACTGGTAGAAAAGCCGATCTCAATGGCGATGTGCAAACCGCGACAGTACAACGTCGATACGGATCCGGACGAACGTGTTGTGAGGCGGTTTCGTGAAGTGTGGGAGCGCATGAAGTTGAACGACAAGATAAAGAATTATTTCTTTATCACTCGCTGTTACGGCGCTGGGGCGATTGGTGTCGGTACCGATGGAGATCCTTGCGCAAACCCCCTTCCGACGTTTGGTCTGAGGGAGGAGGACGTGTACATCAACGTTTGGGATCCACTGAATACCGCCGGGTCGATGGTTACAGACCAGAACCCAAACAGCCGCTTCTTCCAGCAGGCTAACAGCACGCTGAAGATTAATGGCAAGAAATGGCACCCGTCACGAACGCTGAAAAACTTTAACGGTACGCCTATTTATCTGGAGTATCAGAACTCAACGTTTGGCTTCACCGGGCGAAGTGTATTTCAGCGAGTTCTTTACCCGATGAAGTCCTACATCAGCACCATGACCGCTAACGATCTCGTTAGCCAAAAGGCTGGGGTGTTGGTGGCAAAGACCACGCAAAACGGTTCTGTCATGAATGCCATCAAAGAGATGGCCACTGCGATGAAACGAAAGGTGGTTAAGTTTGCCCGTAATGGTGGCGTGATCAGTGTTGGCGATAAAGAGGATGTGACGTCGCTTAACCTTCAGAATATCGATGGAGCGCTCAATGCCGCGCGAGACAACATCATTTCTGACATTGCTTCGGGCAGTGACGTTCCGGCCATTCTCATCAAAGAGGAGGCGTTTTCTCAGGGGTGGGGGGAAGGCTCAGAGGACTCCAAAGCCGTTAGTCAGTACATCGACGGGGTGCGGCAGGATATCGAGCCTGTGATGGATTATTTCGAAAAAATAGTCCAGTACATCGCCTGGAATGAGGATTTCTTCAACTCAATGAAGAGTGATTTCCCAGATATCTTCACAGGAGACTACGAGAGCACGTTTTACATGTGGCGCCGTGAATTTAGCGCGACCTGGCAGGAGCTGGTGGAGGAGTCACCGGACAAGCGTCGGGAGTCGGACAGCAAAGTGATCCAGCAGGCTACCGCCCTTTATACGGCATTGACAACCAATGTTGACCCGGAAAACCGAGCAACCATCGCAGACTGGCTTTCGAGCGTAGTCAACGCAACACAGACCTATGGGGATGTACCGCTGATTATCGATGTTGAGGCGCTCGCAAACTACGAACCACCACCACCACCGGATCCGAACAATGGCTACATCGAACCGGGCGGGGAAAAAGAGGCAGCCTAAGAGTCTCTACGAGGTTCTTACGGACGCGGTGAACTATTACGTCAACAACGGGTGGGATTCACAGGATTCACTGCTCGACTGGTCTCACAAGCTGCGCATTGCCGCCAGCAGAGAGTCACCAAACGACGATGTCACGCGTAAACACCTTACCGCCATATACAGCCGCCTGGTCGTCCACGGCGGAGCACTCCGAGAACAACCTCCTGATGGGCCTACAAGGGTCACCCTCGACAAACTGAAACCTCAGTTTCGCGAGGAACTCAATAAGCGGATTTTCGCCAGCGCCAACCTGATACAGCTCAACCGTGAACAGGCCATTGACCGTACGGTGCAGCGTTTTCAGGGATGGGTCACTTCAATACCACCTGATGGCGTGAGCGAACTCGATAAAAACGCACAAAAATCCGCGATGCGGAAATCAGTCAGCGATATGGACTTTATCAGCCGCCGGGTGGCGATTGACCAGGGCCATAAACTCGCCAGCAACGTGAAATACCTCCTCTCGGTTCAGAGCGGTGCTATCGCGCTGCAGTGGCACTCGAACTGGCGCAGGCCCGGATACAACTACCGGGTGGACCATAAGCACAGAGACACGCTGATTTACCTCATCAGGGATTCGTGGGCCGTGCTGCAGGGGCTGATTAAACCCGTGCATGGTTTCTATGACGAAATTACCGCAGCTGCCGAGGAGCCGTTCTGCAGCTGCGGCGTATTCCCGATTTACGCACCTCAAAAACTGCCCATCGAATTTTTAACGGAGAAGGGAAAACGTGAATTTAACCGAGTTTGAAGCGGCACAACGCATACGTGACGGCACTCTTCCTTCGCCTGTGCAGTTCTCAAATATGTGGTTGGTCAATCTGCGCATAACGGGAACTGGCGCGGCATACCGCTACGGATTGAAGGAATTCGTCTGGCGGGATCCGAGCCTGTATCTCAATGAAGAGTTTCTTCTCCGATGCAACGGGTTGCCAGTGCTTTGGGACCATGCTGAACAGGCACCAATGAGTGAGGAGGAGTTCAAAAAACGATGCGTGGGAAGCGTGATGCTTCCCTACATTCGGGGGGATGAAGTCTGGGCTGTGGTGCGGATCTACGTCAAAGAGGTTGTGGCGAAGATCGTCAAAGAGGAAGTCTCCACGAGCCCGTCGGTCATTTTCGGCGGTGACTCCGGATGCATTGAACGGCAGGAGGGGGAGTCGAATTTTCTTATCGAAGGTGAACCGTTCCTGCTCGACCACATTGCTGTTGTAACGAAAGACCACGGCTCCCTCGGAGTCTGGGACAAAGATGGGGTCCCCGAGGGGATCGAGGTAACCAATAAAGGTGACATAGAGATGGACAAAGAAGAACTCCAGAGCTTGCTCTCGAAGGCCGTTTCCGACGCGCTGGGTGGAGTAAACACGAAACTTGAAGCCATGTCCGCGCGAATGGACTCTCAGGATAAGTGGATTAAAACTCGTCAGGATGCCGACGAAAAAGCGAAACAGGATGCCGAGGAAAGGGAAAAGGCCGAAGCGGAAGAAAAGGCGAAGCAGGATGCAGCTGATAAAGAACGGCAGGATGCCGAAGACGCTGAGGCTAAGAAAAAGGAAGACGAAGAAAAGGCCAAACAGGATGCTGCAGAAGCAGAGGAAAAAGCCAAGCAGGATGAAGAAGAAAAAGCGCGAGAAGACTCAGCTATGACCGAGGCACGAGTGCGCTGTGACAGCGCTTATACAGCTTGCGGTCAGCAGTCTCCGTCGCCGTTCTCTGGCGAAAAGGCTCTCGATTTCCGCAAACGTGCGCTGATGGCCCTCCAGAAATATTCCCCTGATAACAAGGACATTAACATTCGCGCCGTCTCCGATGCCGCGGTGCTGGGTGTCCTGGAAAGAGCTATCTACGAAGATGCCCGCAAGGCCATCGACGATGAGGTGAATAACACTCAGGGGCAGCTGCACAAGCGTGTCCGAATGGACGAAGCGGGTCGACGTATCACCGAATTCTCTGGTGATCCGAACGTCTGGCTGGCTGCGTTTAAAACCCCTCCGCTGCGTATCGCGAAAATTAACTCTCCAGGGAGCATGAGCAATGTCTGATATCACTTTTAACCCCTTCAAAACACAGGGTTCCCCGAGCGGAATGTTCAACGTCGAATCCCGTGGTCTTACGCAAGGGGATGCGCAGGACGATCCCGCAATTCGCCTGCAGTTATGCTCTGGCTCGCTGAATAGCACTAATCCAGTCTGGGCTGGGATGGGGGTAATCGAATGTATTGCCACAACGCAAACCAACGTAGCAGGCTCCGCTATCGTGCCTGCTACGGCTTCTGTCTGTAATGCATTCACCGTTTCCAACCAGGCCTACCACAGCATCATCACGCCGGGGAATAACGTCCCGTTGTATGTGGGGGGTGGCTCCGTCCATTACTACCGCGTTGGCTCAGGGGCGCGTATTCCTCTGCCAATCAGTGCTGAAGTTGCAGCTCTGGCCAACGGTACCGAACCCGTCGGTTCAGATGGTTTTGTCTGGGATCTGACCAACAACATCATCGATGTTTATAAGAGCTCTACCTCTGGTAACCCGAAAGTGAATATCAAACTGATTATGGTATCGCAGCAGGGCAACCTGACCGTGAAGAAAAACACCGACGGTACCGTGGCTTGGGAAGACAACAAGCCTTGCGGCCTGTTCTTAATTTAAGGAGTAAGCAATGAGCGCATTTGCACCTGCGATTACCACGGTATCGCCTTCCATGATGTTGCCGGAGATCGTCATGCAGTACAGCATGGCTTCCGGTGCATTCGACATTTTGTCCAGCGGGGCACCGCAGCCACGACTCAGCTCAAACGATCTGCTCGTTTATCAAAAATTCCTGCGCGTAACCACTCAGGCCCACGTAGGCCAGTCTCTGCCCGGGCAGTTGCCATCTGCGAGCATTGTGCCTTCGTATGATCAGATGATGACTTACCGTACCTCTACCCGTTCTCAGTACAGCCACTTCGATACCGAAGCGGCGAACGGATGGGGGTACTCACTGACTAACGGTCTGCAGTTGGCTAACCGTCAGGGGCATGCACAGAACCTGCGTAATATGCTGCTGTATGGCGTGAAGGCTTCCAACAACGAGGGGGTAACTAACTCGCCAAACGCCATCACCGTTAACTTGGGTAGCGACAGTAAGGGCAATGACGCTTACACCACCTGGGATTCTGGAGAAATGGCGAAATTCCTGATCGGTCTGATTGCGGACCTTAAAACCCGCATGATGTTGCTGGGTCAGTCGCTGACCACAGTTGTGCTGTGCCCGATGCGCTTCATGAAGGCAATGGAGTGGACGGGCATCGTAGAACTGACTTCTTATCAGCGCCCGGGTGCCGGTACCGCGACGGTGGGTACGCTTGCAAAAACCATCGTGAGGGATGCGAGTGATGACAACCTGATTTTCTGTCAGGATGACACGCTCATTGGGAAGGGTGCCGGTGGTACCGACCTGATTGTGGTCACAAACCCCGATCTCGTTATCCCGGAGGCTCGTCAGGACATTAACACCAATATTTTTGCCACCCTGATGCCGAATCAGAAGGCGGTAAACGTCATGTTCTGTGACGTCGCCGCGCCGACTGAAATCCCGTCACCGATCCCGGATGGTGGTATTACCACGCTGTACACCATGCGTTCTACGCCAGGATGGAACTTCCGTTCTGAAGGCATCACGCTGCTTTCCGCGAAATATCAGTAATACCCTCGCTAATTTTTAGTCCGATTTGGGGAGCTCAGGCTCCCTAATTTTTTTGAGGAAAACCAATGAAACTCTTCATCGCAAACTGCTCCCGCCAGTCGCATACGTTCAACTACAAAATCCCTGAAAAATTACAGTCATTTGGGGTGACGATTAAGGCCGGGCAGCAGCATATGCTTGAGTACCCGCCGGAAGTTATCACCCACATTATCCAGCAGCATGAGCCCTACGGATTTCAGCCAAAAGAGCGGGTTGACGATAAATTCTCTGGTATCTGTTATTCCATCGAGAAAACGGTCACTTCCAGCGAAATCATCGACAATGCTGATCAAAAAGTGGAGAACCTCGACAACTTGTCTCAGGAGATCCTTAACGCTAATGCAGTTTCGTTGAATAACGCGGTTGACCAGGCTGTCGCCCAGAGCGGGGAGAAGCCAGTCGGTGGCGGTATCGAAATCGAGATTAAAGGTGAAGCGGTAAACACCGAGCAGGAGAACCCGCCGAAACTGAGTAAAACCGTTAAGGTACAAAAATAATGACCATGCGCCCGACTCTCGACGGATTTATCCGTTTTGTTCGTGGCGTAATGGGCGTGCCGGAAACAGCCATAGCCGACGATGACCCGCAACTGCAATGCTGTTATTGCTCGGCGCTGGAGCTGATTCCGGTGAATATGGGGCTGCAATGCCTCCCCATTATCTACATGAGCACAGTGTATAACGCGGGAGGCTCTCTACTGTTGCATTATGCGACCGATAAACCTCCCAGTACTTACTTCGCTGACCAACGTAAAAAACTGAACCTGAACACTCCGGTGTATGGACTGGTTAATTCAGCCGCAGACCAGGGAACTTCCGGTGCACTGTCCATCAGTGATGCGCTGAGTAATCTCACACTGACTGACCTTATGCTGTTGCAGGATCCGTATGGCCGGGCTGCCGTTGCCGTTCTCATGGATCTGGGGCCTTCTGTCTGGGGGCTGACACCATGAAAGTCTGCCTGGGCGTCATCGATATGCCGTACGACTATGGCGACACCTCTGCCACCACCTACGAAGTAGCCGAAGACCTCCAGGACCGTTATCAGATTTTCACTCACTTCTGGGAGACGCATGTCGACGACATCGTTCCTGAGGTCGGGGAGGCGGTAGGACTGGCCCTCATCAATCACATCAAATACGGCGCCCCGATGCACGGCGGCGAGCTGCTGGGCGAAACCATGAAGGCGTTTAACGTTTTCCTCGAAGGTGAGGAGATGGCGGGGCTTTCCGTTGATGGGGTGCCAACGCAGGCGGCGCTGGAGGGTAAAAACTCCCGCCTGAAGGTTGAGCGTGGCGAACGCCGGCCGTCGTTTATCGATGGAGGCCTGTTTAAATCATCTTTTGTTGCATGGATAGACGACGATGCCGAGTCTTGATGAATTAGCCGAAGCGACAGGAAGTCAGCTTTCCGGTGTTCTCCAGTCTGCAGTCGAAACCATTTCATCCGGCCAGGAGATTTCCTTCCGGTTGTACGTCCGGCAGGTATTGCCGATCGACGGTTTCGTGTATTGGGTGAATGCCGCAATTATCGCGCCGCAGGAGCTGGCGCGGATGAATATTATGGCCCCGCTGACTGCCACGATAAAGGGCAGCCTGCACCGGCAGGTGGTGACCGAGCAGTCAGAAAGTTTGTCGCGGGACGTCAACAACATCATTTTCACGCCGATAGAAAAAGCGGATGATTTTAACGTTGAAGATCCGAATGCCATTTACCTCGGGGAGTACGAAGGGACGCAGTTTGCGTTCTCCCGGATGGAAAGCCGGTATACGCAGTCTGGCATTTACCACTACCGCGGTATGGCGATCCTGCCCACGATGCGGTCGCAGATTATCGACAGTCCCGACGATATCAGCGACGAGCAGATTATTTCGAACAGCACACCAATCTGGCTGGCACTGAAGCAGTTTGCCACCGTTTACCCGTCCTTTCTGGTCCCGTCGAATTTAAGGCCGCCGTACATCGCCGCTGACGTGCGCAACACGATGCCGCTGGCGATGGCTTCACGCTATGACGCGGGAAGCAAACAGCGCTATCAGTTTGCACAGGATTCAGTGCGGATCACGTTGTACGGGTTCAGTAACCAGATGGCCCTGGACTATGTCGATTTCGTGGTTAACAAGGCGCTGGAGGATGAGGAATTCGGTATTACCAATATGCCGATCCCGGTCGACGTCAAATCGAATCAGGTGGAAATCAACGCGCTGGCGAAAAAGAAAATCGTCGATTTTGAGGTGAATTACTACCAGCAGACGACGAGGGAAATCTCCCAAAAACTCATCAAAGAAGCCATCTTCAATTACGAGGTCATCTAATGGGCTACGAAATAGTCACAGTCAACGTCTCGCAGACAATCGGCGCTACGCCGTCCAATCTGCAGCAGATGTCAGCCATCCTTTCCTTTGGGGCCACGCTGCAGGAACCGGGCAAGCCGGTGCTGCTCACTCAGGATTCAGATATTACCGACCTGGTGAATAACGCGATCGGCACTCTTGAGGCAGAGGCTCAGTCTCACGGCTCTGATTTCACACTGACGCTACCGCCGGGCAAGACCATCAACCGGGATCCGGGTAGCGAGATTGATATCACCATCGTGGGGTGCTCCCCGACGACGTGGAACGGCACCTATACCGCAACGCTGACGACCACCAGCACACTCGAATGGACGGTCAGCAACTCCACGCTGGATGGCTCCCCGATGACGGTGGGGCAATTCACCATTGGTGGCAGCGCCGATCTGGTGACGGCGGTGAACACTTTCTTCGCTCAGGGTAACTCCGTGGGTACCTACCTGCTGGAGCTGGGCTATCAAAAGGATGTGGTGAAGGATGAGGTCGCCGCTCTGAAACTTTACATGGAAGAGCCGCTCAAGCGCTTCTATGCCTATCTGGTACCAGAAGCCTGGAAGGAAGACGAGGACTTCATCACGCTGGCGAAGCTGTACACCGCGAACGAAGCGAAGCAGTATTTCTTTGTGCTGTCAGACACGCCGGATGATACGAACTACGTCAGCCCATATGCCAGCATCAAATCTATCATCGCGATGGCTGATGATACGTACCCCACGACAAACGCCGCCGCTGCGGTGATGCGCGAGTTTGTTTCTCCTTCCCCGTCGCCAATCAATAAAGTACCGCCGATGGCTTTCCGTTATCTGCAGGCCGTGAATGCAAACAAGGCAAAAAATAGCATTCTCAAAACGATGGTTGCGCAGAACATCAACTACGTCGACACCGGGGCAGAAGGCGGTATCTCCAACACCATGCTGGTAAAAGGGGTGACCAGCGACGGCAAAGATATGACGTACTGGTACTCCGTTGATTGGGTCCAGATCAACGTCGATATGCAACTGGCCAACGCCATCATTAACGGCAGCAACAACCCGATTAATCCATTGTATTACGACCAGGATGGTATCGATAGGCTTCAGCAGGTAGCCGAAGGTGTGTTTGATTCCGGTGTATCTTACGGACTGGTAAATGGTAAAACGCCTGTTAATGCCATTCCCTTCAAAACCTACGTCAAAAATAACCCTAATGACTACAACATTGGCCGATATGCAGGGCTTTCTGCGACCTATACGCCAATGCGCGGGTTTACCTCAATAATCTTCAATATCAACGTGACCATGCAGTTACCTTAACAGGAGTTGAACCGTGCCAAATCCAATGATTCCCGTTGGCGTGCTTAACCGCGTACGTGCCAGCATCAAATTTACCGACCACCCTGAACTAAACGTGTCGGCGTCTTTTCTTGCGAAGGAGGGCGTTGAACTGATTTTCCAGGGAAATATGACCGATTTTCTCCCGGCAATGACCGGGGCCGTCCAGTCGCCACAACCGTACATGATTATGCAGGCGAAGGTGCATCTGCTGCGCAGCCAGGCGCTGGGTGCTCAGTACAAAACGCAATGGGAAGCGAACACGGCGATCGGTGACGCAAAGGTCTACTCCGACAGCAGCACCTTTGGTGACTTCACCGTGCTGAATACCGCCATTACCAACGTGCAGGATATGTCGTTTGCTGGTGGCGAGCCGGGCGTGGCCATCACCATTACCGGCACCTATTACATCAACTCAGAAATGTGGGATCTCTGATGAAAATTGCACGAAATATGAATTTTGTACTGCCTGTTGAAACTGACATGGGGAAGGGGTATGTCCACGCGACACCTATTTCCAAGGAGGTTTACCGCGAACACTTCTACATTCTGAGTAAAACATTTTCTGCGATTTTCTCCGAGGGGCTTGGGGTTGTTGCGGGGCCGCGCGTCGCTTACCTGATGCTGGAAAAAATAAGCCAGAACGAGAAAGTCTGGGATGGGGAAACTGGTGTCAAGAACACGTTACTTAACGAGATCATCCGCCTGTCCAACCTTGTCTATCCAGTCGATGAGAAGGGATGGGACACAGTTCCTCTGGATGTCGCCATCGAGCGGCAGGTGATCGATCCGGATGAAGCGGTGGGTGAGCTCGTTTTTTTTACATGTGTCTCATCGATAAACAAACCGCATCAGGCGAAAGAGGTGATGGATCAGGTCGCTGGACTGTGGGGCAGTGCAATTTCATCCTCGACACTTACGGAATGGATTGCTTCATTGCTGACGTCGACGCCTCCCGCCAGTTCTGGCGAGACGGAGAAAACGTCATCAGCGAAATCCTCGACTATTGCGCCGGGATCGGCTTCTCCGAACTCTGGAGCGATACCGGAATAAACCTTAAAACAGCAGCTCAACTCAGAGAGCTGCTGAAATTCAAGCAGCCGAGGAGTATTTTCTGATGGCAGGAAACCAGCTTCCGGTACTCACACTGGATTTCAGCGATGAAAAGATCCAGAAACTCCAGGAGATTGCCGACAAATTTAAAAATGCCCTGAGTATCGGGCCCGGCGGTCTGCCATATCCGACAACGCCGCAGCCAGCACCCACAGCACCATTTCCCGTTCCTACTGCATCTCCTCCGGCAACCCGGCCGGAGGGTGGTGGTGCAGGTGGCAAAAAAACGCCAGGCGATACCGGCTTTGAGAAGTTCCTGAAGAATCTCAACAAAGAGGCTCAGGGGACACTCAAAACCTTCACCCTTATCAACAAAACCCTTGGAGCGACCACCAACACTCTGAAGGGGCTGTTTACCACGACGATTTCATGGGGGGCAAAGCTCGCCGCTATCAGCGTGGCCGGGCCGTTTGGTTATGGTTACATGGCGCACCGCGCGACCGAGCAATATAAAGCGTCGCAGGGGCTGGGGATTACCACCGGGCAGATGCAGGCTGCCAAAAATGTGTACGGCTCTCGCATTTCCGGTACTGGTAACATACTGCAGTCGCTTGCAGCAGCACAGAATGACCCGAGAAATCCTGAGTATGCCGGGCTAATGAGTCTTGGCATTAATCCGCAGAACGGCGCGGCGCAGAACCTGCCACTTTTGATGGAGCGCGTGGCGTCGCTGTTGAGTCAGTACAAGGGAACTGGCGTCTCCCAGACTGTGCTGAACAGCAGGGGGCTTGGAGGCATTATCGATGTTGCAACGGCAAACCAGCTATTGGCGAATAGCGACAGGCTGCCGGAGCTGAATAAACAGTATCAGGCGCAGTCAAATCAACTCGATAGGAACATGGGGTCAGGTACCCAGCAGAGTTATCAGGATTTATCAGCCAGATTCGCTTATAACGCGGACAGGATAGGCAACTCGTTCCTGAAAGCGTTATCCGGCCTTAGTCGCCCAATTGGGCTTATCTCCGACAACCTAACCACCAGCATTGACCGTTTTCTCAATGGACGGAATGGCAACGCTCTATTTGACACCCTCGCCAACGGTCTGCAGAAGCTGGGAAACTGGCTGGGCGGGGCTGACTTCCAGACCGACCTGAAGACGTTCGCTGACTGCGTGAAAGTTATCGTCAGTGCGTTGGGGGATGCCATTAAGTGGATCGCCGGCAACGTGCCAGGCGTAAATCTGAAGGGCGCAGGTGTAGGTCCAGATGGTGCCAGTTCAGCATATGTGGACTTCGGCAATAAGTATCTGGGTGGTAACTTGCCGGGCGCAAATCCGATGACCAACCAATACACAGGGGAATATTTCAAAGAAAGCGATGTCCACAAAAAATATCAGATGCCGGATGCCTTAAAAACTAACGTCCAGACATTTGTTGAGGCTGCAAATAAAACGGCAAATCTGCCAAATGGGCTGATGTCAGCGATAGCTCAAAAGGAATCATCATGGAACCCGTTAGCACTGAACGAGGTAAGTGGTGCAGCGGGGCTGTTCCAGTTTATGCCCGGGACTGCAAAAGCCTATGGATTGGAGGGAAACGATGTCTACGATCCAAACAAAGCCACGGTAGCTGCAGGCCGATATCTCAATGACTTGAACAATCGTCACAAGGGGGATGTGGCGAAAATGCTGACAAGTTACAACGGCGGTAGGATTGATAAAGATGGAAATCTAAGCCTGAAAAAAGAGACCGTAGACTATCTGCTCAAGATTCTTCCACAGGTTGATGGGGCGACGGAGCAGCATCCAGGAATTATGCGCCAGTTGGAGGCCGCTAATACAGTTCTGGGGGCTGGTGGTAAAAATGACCGTGCGACTATTAACCTCCAAATTGACCAGAAACCGGGATCCGATATTGCTGCTCAGGTGAAAGGGATCTATGTGACTCCGAGGTAAAAATGTCTTTAAATTATCTTGGTCAGGCGTTCAAGCTGGCCTTCGAAGTCTCCCCGATAATGCTGGTTGATGGTATCGCCGCCGATATTCCTGGCGGTGTGATGCCGATAGCTGTTCTAACAGAAGGGCTTAGCATTGCTGATGGACTGCTGCATGGTGAATTGAAAGCAGGGCCAACTGCTGCATTTACCCCTATGGGGGGCACTACGCTGGTGCAGCAGGAAATCGGGAACATGAATTTTTACAACATGGTGACTGCGGCGAATGCCGTTATTAACAAACCAAATAGAGTAGTTATGCAGATGCTCCGTCCGGCATTTACGTCGGGAGGAGGTTATGCCACAAAAAGCATGACGTTCACCGCTCTCAAATTGGCCCTCGACAAACACAACCAGAGCGGCGGAAGCTACACGGTACTCACGCCGTCGTTTATCTATACCGGATGCCTGTTGAGGGCGCTGGTGGACGTTTCAGGCTTCTCAGGGCAGAACAAGCAGGTTCAGCATACCTGGCAGTTCGAGTTTGACCAACCGTTACTGACAATTTCACAGCTCGATGCGGCGCTTGGTAACCTGATGAGTAAATTCGAATCAGGGATGCCAGCATCATTCCCTGCTGACACTAAGTCCTGGTGGAGCAATGGGAACATGATCCCTTCAATTCCAAAATTCCCGTAGGTATTGGTATGACCACAGTTATTCCCTTTACCCCTAGTGGGCAAACACCGTTTTCATTCCGGGCAACTGTTGGTGGGGCTAAAGTATTTGGTTTAGTCCCTTATAACATTTACTCCCAGCGTTATTATCTGATGCTTACTGATGGGCAGGGGGCGGTGGTTTCATATACGCCTCTTATTGGTTCACCGGATGAT